ATGCGAAAGGAGATCGTTCTCCTTGGATCTGGTAACGTGTCCGGCTATGCTTTCGTGGTGGAATCTTTCCACGAGGTAGATCAATCCGTTGCTTGATGCACCTACGTATGGATTGCCGATCTGTAGGGCCCATCAGTGAATACCAGCTTCCCCTTCGCTTGCGCGGGTGACGATAATTTTGACTTTGTGAGGCGTCGGGTTCTGTGTCTCGTCCACGCCCGGGTACTGATTGGGTATCAACCTACCGCAGATACACTGAAGAGGTTCAACATCCATGATCTCGGCGTTCACCAATTCAAGGTGTCCCTAGCTCATGCCTCCCTGCTCTTTTTCTTGCTGAGCCAGGAAAGCCCCCCCCTCTCTGCCTTGGATAGCCCTTTAGGCGTATTATCTTGGGTGTGACATAACCTGCCATCAGGTACTCTCGATGTTGTCGTAGATAGGCTGCATGTACGGGGCCAGCTTTTCGTCTATGTCGCCTCGATGTCCTTACTCCATCGCACAACGCTGTTCATCGTTCCTCGGAGATAGCTATCAGAACTCTAAATTTGCCCTCAGAACCACGAAGCCACCCACGCCCTTGATAACTCCAGAAAGGTCACCATTAGAGGAACAATAGACCGTCATAAACTCGTGGGCGGACATGTCGTTCTGTGTGGGATGTACCTATCAGCAGGTGCTGCAGATTCCGGGGTACAGATCCTCTAATTCGATCCTGACATTTTCGTAAGTTCGGCGTCCAGAGCGAGTATGTTCGCTTGATACGCACACTGGTATCCTGGGATACCAGGACGTTTTTTGCGCCGATACTCTTCTTGCAGTAGAGAGCGGTGGCAATATTCTATTGTCGTCTACTTCCGGTTGCAGGAGTTTTATTACCTTATATGAGCAAGAGGCTATCAACAGCATTGTTTACCACTTAATAGAGCCTTGCTTTCTTAAATCATCTACAATATGAGATAAGTATCTCACACAACACTTAACTATATATGAATAGTTGATATTATCAGTTGACTCATCACAATCTTTATGTGCTATGTAAACTTTACAAATAGATAATTGACAAATACTAGTTTTATGATAATATACTATTTTTAATTATTGTTTTATGCGAGGCTAGCTAATGCAACAGATAACACCTGAAAAAGTAAAGCGTGATAATTCCAATATTCGTAAATACTCGGATACTTTTTGGCGTGAACTGAGAAAGCTTAACAAGCTTAATCGCAAAACGATCAATCCTGATCCTTACACTAACGAGATGATGTCAGAGATCATGCGCTTATCCATGAACCCCAATTCTGACTTCAATATTGACGTAGGCAACTTCGTAGAGAAAAAGCTGTCTGAGCGGGAAGCGTTCATCTTCAAGATGTTTCTGTACGGTGGCAACATTAAGCAGCAGGACATTGCCAATAGCTGGATAGGCACGCAGAAGGACTGCGATGGAAATCTGAAGAGCGTCAGCCAATCTCTAGTCAACATAGAGCTAAAACGAATCTTGAAGATGTTCAAAGAATATTACTATGACGGGGAAAAAAGATGTGCTGGAAACTGTAACGGGAACAGATGAACTTGCTCCCTTCGAGACGGAATATGTAGCTGTGCTGCGATTCCTGTCAGATGGTCGATAGAGAAGTACAAAGCGGCACAGGTGCTCACTTTGAAAGAAGGCAGTGGCGAAGGAGCTGGGCCTTTAGCTTGGATACAAGTGGATGGAGAATGCAGAGTTCCTTGCTACAGCTGTCCAAACAGCATGTCAGGCATATGGGGAGAAGTACCCTGCCCCGCAATACAGGATGTGAGAACAAGAGTTTGCAGCCCCCCCCTTTTACCAAGGAAAGGACCGACAAACAAGCTGACAGTTTAGCTGCGACCAAACTATTTATATGCAAATACCTGTCAAGTAGAGTTCAAGAGTATTTATCAATTCAAAGAATAAATCACAGCCCCAGGCTTCATTAACCTGCTGAATAGTAGTCCGAACAAGAAGATCCATTGGCATCCGTACGATGGCCAGAGGAAGATCATCGAGGCATATGAGGAACGGATAGCAGCAAGTGAGGAGTCTCAGCAGAGGGGGCCTTAAATTCGATTACAGGTACAACTGCCTGGTTGCGGCCTGCGGTTGTTATTTTGGAAAGTTCCTATTATTGGTATCCAGGAGCTGCTGGTGCTTCATGCAAAGGTTCTTATCTGTTCCTATCGCCTGGACAACTGTAAGGTTATCTGCAACAACATCGGCGCTACATTACAGGCCTGGGGATTGAGCTTACTATGGACCGTCAGCAGGACTTGGAGATGACGCTTATCAACAGCAGTTGCCTCGAACGATGAACATAGAGGCACGCCCGGGCACCAGCATCATGCTATTGGCACTAGATGAAGCAAAGCTGTTCGCTCGACCGTCTCAATCCCAAGAATAAGATTAAAGAGTACCACTACTACATCGACGGCCAGTTCGTTGTTTATAAGCCCATCAAGTGTTCCGCTGCGACGATCATACTTCAGTACTCCCTCCTTTGACGGCTGCGTCGGATATTCTGACGTTCGAAAATTACAAACCCAGTTTGCCAACAACTTCTTTAAGAACGGGGCCATCCCAGTTGGTATCCTGGAAACAGAGCAGGCTCTTGGCGACAGCCTGCTGCGGAAACTTCGTGGAGAGCGGACTAATATTCATGGTGATATCGTCAACGTTCATGAGGTGGCCGTGCCACAGGGCGGTTTGTCATACAAGCCAGTGGCTTCTCAGCTCAAAGAACTGGATCTGAGCGGTCTGAAGCAAGGAGACATCCAGATCCTCTTTAAGGTACCTGATCCGATCCTCGGTTCTCTTGAGGGTACAGAAGGGAAAGAGGATAAAGATGCACTGACCGCCTTCTGGCCCACCGCCTGATTCCTCACGTTCGTAGGATTGAAAGTGGCCTAAATCGTGGCCTGAAGATGGGCATGTTCAAGGGTGGTAAGCTGGTTCTCAGGTTAACTTAAAGGCTGTGGTCGTTAAATCGATATAATCCCGTCAACAGATCCGAATGCTGACAAACTGTACATATACAACTCGCAGTTCGGCAACCGGCTTATTGCTCGGGAGTAGCCGGTCCTGGAGCAGAGAAGCCTACGCTTAAGCCCGTGAAAGTAATGACTCCAGCACAAAAGCCCACACAATAACTATTTATTTACAAATAATCTGTAATAATTTTTCAGATTTTTACGTATAGAATAATACTAGATAAAACTGAAATGACCAAAACAATATAAAAGAGACAATTTATAATTTGTCACCAAATACTTTAAAATATACTTTCCCTTTGTAAATAAGGCAGTATGTTGTCTAACATGTGGCAATGATCATTGTACTTGTGACAGTGAATAAGGCAAAGTCAAGGTTATTAAAATAGCAAAATGCCTAAAACGAGGAAGAAATAATGTCATTCACCACAATAGCCAGTGCCTGTGCTTCACTGAATAAAGATCCTGCCGATCTGTCTCCCCTGGAGACTACGCAGGTGTCCATGCTCATCACGCAGATCGATGGTGTCATTATTAACTACTGTGGCTGGCACCTACTTGCGAGAGACTATACGGACAAAAGATACGATGGGGACGGGACGGCGCTGCTTGATCTTCGCGTCTATCCTGTCAACTCTGTCACTGGTCTGCGTATGCGGGACTCAGGCGGCACGTTTACCGACTACGATCCGTCAACTCTTGAAATTCTCGATGGAGGGCTGCTCCAGTTCGATCCTGCGACTGCTTCAGGCTCAACGTTTACTACTGGCAAAAACAACATCTTTATATCCTTTAACGCTGGGTTCACCACTGCTCCCAGCGACCTGGAATATGCAGCAAACTACCTGATCGCTCTACACTTCAATCGCATAGTAAATGATGCAATGGGCGTGCAGTCTCTCAAAAATATGGGAGCAGAAGTTGTTTTCTCAGATTTGGAATTGCCCATAATGGTTAAACGGGTGCTTGATCGTTACCAAATACCATCTATTTCCTGAATATTGCCATGAGATTAGACAAGATAATCCATAATTTTGAAAAAAATACCGTTGGAATGCTCCAAGGTAAGCCACGAATGCTGAATCTGGACAAAACAGATGCAGATCATCCAGACGGCTTACACATAGTAGGGCACGTAAAGGCAAACACCATGGCTACTGCACCATGGTCACGAGTAAAAGTACATAAGGGTTACTTTTACGGGGTAACTGATTCGGCTATTTCAAATGGTGACCTAGTACTGGACCGCTCTGATAATTACTACTATTTGGTGATGTCAGTAAAAGCAGAGCGCCTTGGGGGGTATGTTACGTACCTGGATGGCACCTTGTTTCTATGCGACAGCCAGATCGAAATTTCCCGCTTCGAGGAAGGAGAGAGGGACAATTTTGGGCGAGTCCTGACGCCTGGTTTGACAGTGAAAGTGCCATTCGCATACGCGACCACTAATTTAAAAAACTTCGACGTGCTTGAGCAGAAAGACCGTTTGGTGCCGCAGGAAAAATTAATCATCTACGTACAGCCTAAGACCGGGGTACAGGTAGCTGACAGAATTATTATGCTGGACACTATGGATAGATATCGAGTTGTCAGTATAGACAAAAAATCGATTATTGGCCTGTGGTCTTGCCAGGTAGACGTGGATGACAGGTAAACTGTTATGAATATCAACTCAATAGAATCAAGCCTTTATAAGCTGCTGTACGACACATTTGAAGCTACGGACGGTATCAGAATCTTTGAAAACGTCTATTACGTGGATTTCAAAAATCACGATCAGTGGATCGTGATCGACAGTCAGACGAACACTGCCGGCGCGATTCCAAAAGCTACTTTCAACCTTCACATCTCGATAAAGAATGGCCTTATGAATGAGAAGGTTGTGCTGAACAAGCTGCTTGACAAAGTACTGAAGGTAATGACCCCTGGCTACAGATTTGACGTTTTGGATGGAGATACCGCGGATCTCATTGGTGAAGCGGAAATAACTGAAACTTCCTTATTGCCGGTCATGCAGCATCAAGGCGGTGGAAGTTTCAGGAGCCTAACGATTGGGGTTGTTTACGCAGGAGAGATTCCAGCGTAGGGATGCGCTGGATAATGAAGATAAATTTGAACAGGAGAAATAAAAATGGCATTGGATAGAAGTACACAACCTATTGTTAAAGATGCTTCCGGCGTTCTCGTTGGCGTTGCCCAGATTCGCGTTGGTAAGCCGTCTATTCGTGAAGCGGGGACTGCTGTGGTTGCCCCTAAAATTGTTGCTGTTGGGAAGAGTCAGAAGGCTATGGCCGTCTCCAACAACAGCGTGTGTCTGGTAAAGCCGAACGTCGTGTGGTCTGCTAATGGCCTTGCTGCCGCTCCGAACGCTACCATTGATGGAGAATACACTGGCAAGATCGATGGCTGCATCATCCTGAGGGCCGCTGCCGTAACCGGTAACGTGGCGGAGACCTCCAGCTCCAGCACAGCTTCCGCTATCGAGTGTTTCGATACCTATGGTCGCAGAACCATTGCTACAGGCAGCTACCCTGCCGGCGTTACTGCTACTATCCAGGGTGTGACCATCACTGCTGATTTTACTGGTGCAAATGTCGGTGATACGTGGGTTCTCCCCGTCTGGACCGGGGCTGCCATCAGCATCCAGCAGACAGGTATCGTGTCCCCGTTCTCTATGTTTTACGACGCAACAGACTCCATTGGTGGCCTGAAATCTGCTTCCTTTCAGCCTAAGATTGACTCGGTCAAGAAGCTTCAGTCTGGTTTTCCCAGTTACGTGGCTGACCAGATTGTTGACTCCGTCTCGGTAGAAGTGCAATGGAACGGGTACGAATACACCAACAGCAAACTGGCTCTTCTGAAGCAGATGATCGCTCGTGTCATCAACACTGGCGAACTGTCCGCTATTTCAGTTGAGATGGTCATGCGTACTCGTGGCGGCTCGCTTGTTCGAATGTGGCTTCCGACCTGTACTTTTATGGCTCTGCCTACGTATGCGCCGACCAACGACTACTCGGACGTTCAGTTCCATATGTCTGCTCTGAAACAGACTGAGTTCTCCACGATCACTACTGCCATGGGTCTTGACTCTCTTGTCACTACGGGTGCCCCGTCTGAGCTGCAGATTTATAACGCATGGCTCAGCGATGCCCCGATCTACCAAGAGCTGGCGTATTAAGACCGAGTCAATGCACTACCAAAACACCCGCCTCTGGCGGGTGTTTTGGTTTGAGTAATAAAAATGATTCGCTACGCGTATATAAGTAGTCAGGTATTTTTCAATCTAGGAGGCTAGAGAATGGCAGAAGTACAAGAAAAACCTTTCAGACAGGTTAGTCCTACTGAGTACGAGATCAAGATCGGTGACCAGACTCGTATCATCAAAGCACCTTTCGCCGTAACTGAGGCGGTATTCAAAGAATTCATCACTTCTGGCGGCGTTATAGATCCAGAAACCGGACTAGTACAGCAGAACATTGTTCAGTTGATCACCTCATTCCGCAATGTAGGGGATCTTCTTCTTAGCGAGTACGACGATGAGGGCCACGAAACTAAAAGAGGTAATTGTGCAGCCCTGAGTGCTTCTGACGTAGTAGTGCTGTTTCAGCTTGCCACCCATCTTGTAGAGTCTTTTATTCAGATACTGGCCCAACTGAAGGAACCTCAGGGTCAGCCGAAAACAGAGGACACAAGGGAAAAAACGAATGCCTAACAATACATCAGCTTATTCATAGCCTGGCCGACTTCGATCCTTACCGTGTCCGATTCTACCGGTGGAACTACTCCTGGATTCAGATCAAGGAACTGTACATTCAGAAGAACCAGGAGACAGCCGAGCGGACGAATGCCTTCTGCAGCTTTCTGGTGGAGCTGACTTCCGCTGTTCTCGGTGGCAAGAAGGGTGACGACGGAATAGGCTTAGACAATGGGGAAGGCATGGACGAGCTGACTGACGAGCAGATAACCACCATGAAGGCAGTCCTCGGCGAGGCTGACTTCTCAAAGATGTATCCAGACTATCTATGAATGAATAAACGGCCAGCCCTACCCCGGCTGGCCGTTTTGGTAAGCAGATGATCTCACTGAAACTCAATCAAGGTGACCTAAACCGAATACGTGGCAAGCTGCAGGCCATAGAGCAGGCTGTACCTACCTATCAATGGGGCTTTCGCGTCGATCTGTTCAGCAGCTATGCCACGACCGTCGCCACTGCAATAGGCACCGTAAACGGTCGTGGTGGGTATCCGGTGCTTAATTTTGAAGGAATCCCCGGTAGTGTTCACTGGAGTCCCCTCAGCCCATGGGCTGTCGCATTGCAAAGTGGTGCCAAGACTAAAGCGGAGCTGGAGAGTGTGGGCCACGACGAGGCAGCAAGCTTGTACGAGAAGTACGCCGACACTGTATCTGTCTGGTTGTACCCCGGCGCCACGGTGCAGGATGTGCTGAGTCAACTAATCGAAGTTGGAGTGTCTTCAAATTTTGTCGGAATTACCGGGAGCGCCTATGCAAGCACCCTTGAGAACGGCGGGGAAATCGACGGGCACCCTATACCCAAACGCCCTCTTTTTGCAGTCGTCAACTCTCTTGTGGAGCAGTACCTGAAACGCGAGTTGGCCAACCCGGAAAGCACATTGGCACAGCGCATAAAAGCCGATTTTTATCAGCTGGCAGCCTCAGCCGGTTGGGGCAGCAATTATAGATAGGAGAATGAAATGTCAGAAGCAGGTTCTTACGAACAACTAGGGATTCAAATCAACGTTGAAATGGGAGCTAATGAAGCTACCAGCTTTCTGAACAAGCTGGAAAATTCCCTATCGGAGTTGAGCAAGATTCTGCAGAATATCGACCTGTCCAAGCTGGAGGCGGGCGCGAATAACTCTGCAGCAGGGTTTGAGAGGGCGGCGCAGGCGGCGGAAAAACTGGCTGGTCAGCAAAAGGCTACGAAAGGTGCAGTGGATACCCAGAGTAAATCTGCAGACTCCAAGGGTACTACGCAAGAACCGGAGGATGACTCCTTTTGGGGTAATTTTACTAAAGGTATAGCGGATGCTTTGAAAAAGACTGGAGACTTCAAGAGTGATACGAAGGCTATGGGAACTTCGATATTCAACACCCTCTCCACTGGCCTTCCCAAAGCGTTGAACACGTTCATGCATCCGGATACTCAGAAGATAGATGCTCTCAAACTTGAAATGGCCACAACGCAGCAAAAAAAGACGCAATTGCAGCAAGAGATCAGTAATCTTTCTTCATTTACAAACAAGACTCCGCAAGAAATCGCAGCCTTAAATCAAAAACAGGCTGCCCTAGCCAAGATTAACAGCACTCTTAAGCAGCAGCAGGATCAGATGGGTCAAATGACCAATGCCTGGGCTAGATTCGCCGCATCCTTGAAGCCTATCATGCAAAGCATTTTGCAGGAGCTGCAAAAGTATATTACTAAGCTGATTGCAACTTGGTTGATCCAGCAAGCAGTGGGTATAGTGAAAAGCTTCATAGCGCCAACCACCACTAGTCCTGACAGCCTCGGCAGTTCGGGGACGCCGGGACAGTTGGCTGGGGGCGAGTATTCTGCTGCCACCGGAGGACTGGTGAGTAAATCAGGGGTCCGAAGATATGCAGATGGGGGCGTGGTAGACGGTACAGGTGGAGGGGGCGTTCCTCTCAGTATGGGTAAGGCGGGTGTGGACTCTGTGCATACCCTCCTCATGCCTGGAGAGGTGGTTATCCGTAAGTCTGCGGTTGATTATTATGGCGCAGATCGATTGTTGGCTCTCAATGATCAGAAGATCCAGAAGTTCGCTAATGGGGGCTTAGTAGGAGGTGTCGACCCTATGGGCAAAACAACGAAGCGAGGGGATCAAATACTGCAGATCGTCAACGTAGCCGACCCCTCGCAAATTCCACAGCAGCCGGTCGATGCCCAGCAGGTAATCAACGTCATTACCTTAGATGCGGCAAAGCGCGGTCCGGTCTATAAGACCATCAGGGCAGTTTCCGGCTCTTAAGTAATAAATAAACTTGAAACTCTGTATATAATAAGGGTGAGTAAATCTCACCCTTTATTTATACGGAGTGCAAATGCTTTATTTTGATTCCTACCCAACAATGACCCCTTCCGGCAAACCAATGACGTTGCCTACCCGCCCGATAACTTACGGGGTGAAGTCCAATACCATTTCATTTACTTCAGACTCAGGACATGAACAACGTAGAGTTCGCGGTCAAGCCAAAATGACTTTTGATCTCAACTACCCTATCCTTTCCTTGGAAGAATACAAAGTTCTGCGAGATTTCTACCTCAAGATGCTGAATGTTACTGCTTTCTACTGGACGGACCCTATAGAGAAAATCAAGTATCTGGTGCGGTTTGACATGGATACCTTCTCAGGTCAGCAAAAATACCACGGCCCCGCAGGCCCTCACTACGAACTGCAGGTAAAACTGATACAGACTTGGAACTGAGAATGCTTTCAGAAGATGTACTCAACCAACTTAAACGAATCGCCCAACAGAGTCCGAAATTCGAGGCCTGCGGGCTTGTAGATGATCAAAACAGGGTTCACCCTGTAAAAAACGCTTCTAGCACTCCTGCACAGAATTTTGTTTTCGATAAGCGGGAGTATTTTACTTTTCTGCGCCGGCTTCATGAAGAGGGCGCGAAGATCGTCTGCGTCTACCATACACACCCTAGCGGAAGTACCCTGCCGTCCAAAGCCGATAAAGAGTTTGCTTCCAGGTTCCCGCATCCGTCACTGATAGTGACCAAAGATTCTCATAGGTGGGTTAAATAATGCCGAGACTTTCCCCATATACTGATGACGCTAAGCTGGCCCCACTGTTCGCAGAGGAAACAGCGCAGGCCAGCCAATCCCGACTGTTCCAGCTGATTACCTTGTACATCACAACTGCGGATGGGGATATAGAGGAATTCAATATAGCAGATAGCAACTTCCCGATAGCATACACCCACAAAACAGCATCGGGAGAGTATACCGTTACCTATGCAGCTTTCCCGGTCAAGTTTGCCGGTGCGACCATCAGTTCGGACGGGACTATTGACAAAGCTACTATAAGCGTAGCCAACGTGTCGCGGGAAATAATGTCCTACATTGAAGATTCCAAGGGGTTACAAGGCAGCAAGGTAGCCGTTAAAACCGTCTACGAAAAGTTCTTGGACTTTATCTATACTGTCAATCCTGATGGGACTGTAGACGAAGTGGAAAACTCCGAAGCCAATAGCAGCGCCTACCTGGAGGAAGAATATCAGATTGATACCTATCAGGCGACCGAGCAGTTAGTCAACTTCACTTTGGACCCTATTATCGACCTGGAAATCAAGGTTCCTCGCCGCAGGTTCATGGTGGATACCTGCTATTGGACGTACATGGACCCGCATACCTGCAAATATGAAGGGCAAACCGTCTTAGGCAATGTAACCGTATATGGCGGATCGTCCTTCAGTGTCAACGCAGTAAACGGGGTCAAGTGGCAACCTGTGATCGGTACAAAGTTCAGTTTCGAGGACGATCCTTCTGCCGTGTTTACAGTGTCGTCAGTAACATACAAGGGCGGCACACGCTCTGCAACCGTCACAACAGGAGGCAAGACCGTTTATAAGCCTGTTGTATCAGCAGACGGGTTACTGACAGGGCCTAATGTCACGAGAAGCGGAGACGTTATCCTGCATACCAGTTCCGAAAAAGTCTGCGAGAAGACTTTGGCTGCGTGCCAACTCCGAAAAAATGAAGCAAACTTTGGAGGCTTCCCTGGTATTTCAGGCTCACGGAGGATCTTTCTGTGACCATCATAGACTATTTACAGATTCCTTACCGGCACCAGGGCCGCGACACCAAGGGGGCGGATTGTTTCGGCCTCATTCGGATCTTCTACGAACAAGAGTTGGGGTTGTTACTACCGGACTTCACGGAAGACTACACGCAGGAGTGGTGGAAGGAAAAAAACTACTTTATCGACCTGTACCGGCAATGGAATTTCGCGCAGACATCAGAGAGGAAAAGAGGCAACGTAATCCTTTTCAAGAACACAAACAGCACTCCAGGGCATGTTGGAGTGATCCTCAATGATGAAAGTTTCCTGCACATGTCGCGGGAAGGCTGCGAGACACACTCTTACACTTACGGGGTGTGGGCACGACAGATACACAGCGTTTATAGGCATGTAGGTGAGTAATGAAGTTCATCTTTGATCCGTCCTTTCATAGATTTGTTGACAACCATACAGAGTGCGAGATCGATGAGCCCACGCTCGGCAAAGCATTGGCGCGATTGTTCGATAAGTTCCCGCAATTGTACGTACATCTGCTGATCGATGAAGGGAAGGTCGCCAAGGAAACTTACTTTATACTGAATGGCGATGAGATTCTCTACGAATTGGAGAGTGTGGACAGAGAGCTGTCTTCGAGTGACGTAATTCATTTCAGTTCGGAGATACCTCAAGGGGCTGGCGCTGTAGGGAAGATAATCGCTGGTGTCCTCCTTATCATTGTCGGTGTCGTAGTGTGCATTGTTGCCGAATGGACGGGTATAGGTGCTTATGTAGGCGGAATGCTTATATCTATGGGAATAGGTCAGTTAGTCGGCGGCGTGCTTGAAATGATACTTACCCCCGATTTACCCCTGATGGGTGGCGGATCATTATCCAATTCTGCCACCTACACCTTTGACGGCATTCACAACACCACCGCCACAGGTACCCCCATTTCAATTGTGTATGGGGAGCATAGAGTAGGAGGTCACGTTCTAAACATCTACTCCAAACCGGATGAAACCGTGCCTCCTGCTGATAGCGGCGTTATAGCCGACCAAACGTACCTTTATGCTCAGATTGGCTTGTGTGAGGGGCCGATAGATTCCATAACAGAAATGCGAGTCAACGGATTCCCTTTGTATTTTTACAATGCCGTGACCACCTACCCCGATCCTGACTACTTCCGTTTGGGGGAGGAGACTCAGGAGATCATGCCTGATTTTTCTCAGGCTGAGAATACTACAACGATCAATAAAAAAGTTACCGAGGCGACTCCCAAGATTGTCGTAGGCCATCAGACATACAATGAATACACCCCTGTTTACGGGGTAGTGAAAGGTCCTTGGGGAGACGGCCTGGCCCTGGGACCTTACACCGTAGAATGGATTGATGATCCAGTGGATAGCGGCGGTGGAGATGGCGGTGGAGATGGCGGTGGAGATGGCGGTGGAGACGGCGGTGGAGACGGCGGTGGAGACGGCGGTGGAGAATAGCAAATGCGAGTGATCTTTGATACTCCCTATCAAAAATATACTGAAGCAGAAGAGGTTGATGTCGCAGGTACCAGCATAAGATCCGTCTTAGGGGCCCTGTTCAACAGATTTCCGCAGCTTTATGTCGCGGTGGCTGAAGGGGAGCTATCTAAACGTACTGCAGTCATCATCGACGATGAAGAATTCCTTTCCATCGAAACAGTGGGAGGAGAAGCAGCAACCTTACATTTCCTCGCCATAATACCAGCAGGAGCAGATCCCGTATCTATCGGGACGTTCATTGGGGAGACAATAGCTTATTACGCGGCAGCAGGCAGTGCGCTGGAAACCATAGGCGTAGCTATAGCTAATTCGGCTATCCTTGCCGGTGTGGTGGGTTCCATTGCAGTAACAGGCTTGATGGTAGCTTTGCAATTCGCAATGGGTGCCCTTTCCGGCAATCTGTCTATACCAGATGCTGGAGGAGGTTTGGATAACTCTACAGTCTATACCTTCGAAGGTATCCGAAATACCACCGCTTCCGGTACAGCTATCCCGATAATCTACGGTACCCACCGCACAGGTGGAATGATACTGAACATTTTCACTAAAAGCATCGACACCGATACTGAGAAGAGTATTGACGCCACCGAAATTGTCAGTGCCACCGAACTTTACTACCATCTAGGGCTTTGTGAGGGGGAAGTGGAAGCAATAACCGATGTAGAAATAGATAAAATGCCATACACCTTCTATAATGCCGTACAATTTGAGGGACGGTACGGTGAGGAGACACAGGGAATAATCCAGGATTTCAATGAAATAACTGATACTATTACCGTCAACAGAAAAGTAATTGAAACGGCAGAGCCAATTAAATATGAGGAGTTGGCAAGTACTTTTGGAGATTACTTGACAATTCCAGGATACGTAGATGATGCATACCACTATGCTAATCGGCTTGTTTTAGGACCCTACACAGTGGAGTGGGTTGATGATCCAGTGAGTAGCAGCGGTGGTGACGGTGGTGGCGACGGAGGTGGGCTATGATTTCGGAGGCTGAATACCAGGACTTGTGGCACTCCACAAAGGCATATATCAATCAGCACTGTATTGAACGACGTGATCGTTCGAATCCGTTGCCTGGCAAGCTGCCGGGAAGCACGTATACGTGGATGTTTTATCTTCGGAGATGTCTGTATAACCCGGAAATCGCAATGAATATATCAAAAATGTTTCTGTATCTCACGGCCCGCTCCTGTCCAGATCACAATTACCAGTTGGCGGGTTTGGAAAGTGGAGCGGTACCGCTTTTAACGGGAATAAGTCAGGCAGCGAAGATTCTGGGGCAACGGGACTTGAACGTTTTTTCGGTGAGAAAGGAGAGAAAAGCCTATGGGTTGCGAAATGTCACAGAGGGACTGCCCAATGGAGCACCAGTTATGATTGTCGATGACTTGTGCAATTCAAGCGCGAGCATGAAGCGATGCCATGACATGTGTATTTCAGAAGGAATGTCGATATATCCGTATGCCTTTTGTGTGGTAAACAAGGTTAATAAGGCAGTGCATGCTCCACGCAGGCGTGTCACTGACATGTATCTACCTGACAATATAAAGATAATTTACCTGTATGATCTGGATGATTTTGGATTGAGTAATCCATCTCATTGAGAGGTTTATGATGACAAATGTCACAATATCAGAAGAACTGTTTCACCTAACTGTTGCGTAATCAACATAGATACTTTCTGCGATTAGCACTTGGAGAAATAAATGGGAATCGTTTTTGTACAAACTACGCCAGACAAGGCGCTTCCGCTGTTATGGGACGGAAATAGAAATGCGCTTAAAGCAGATCCTGCTTGGGCTCCGTTCGCAGACTACTGGTATTACCAGAATCTAGGCCTTAGCGCCCTTTATTCCAGTATCGAGCAGTTCACGAAAATACCGGATTGCATCATTCAGAACAATCGTGTACTGCAGCCAAATCTGTCAACCAATAACACGACTTTAACCATATCGTCGCTGGGAGGTACACGTCTACTCACCACTAAAGAAGTAGAAGCATTTAGACTTACACTGTCACTTCCTGGACTTTATGCCATTAATGATAAAACTGGTTATTTATCAACGACAGTATCTGTTGGGATATATTGTAGAGTATACAATCCAGCAGATCCAAATAACACAACAAATCCTTGGCATGTAGTTAATGCAAACTACGCTATTTCTGGGAAACAAAGGGCAGAAATTCTCAAGACCATCGATAGCGGAGATTTGAGAAACGTCGGGTTACTCAGCAAGCCTGAATATCTGGATATTCTCATCGTAAGGAATACTCCCTCGCACACAGGGAACATGAAGATCATTGATGAGGTGTATGTCAAGGAGCTGACCGAGATAAACTACGCACAGATAGCCTACAACAATACCGCGCTTCTTGGAGTAAAGATCAGGGCTACCGATCAGCTATCAGGACAGCCGCCTACCATAACCACCCTGGTCAAAGGCACCAAGATTGCTATCCCTAGTAACATGGAGGGTGTGGAGCGTTATAACGCAGACGGCTCGTACAACGCTGCCGGTATACAGGCAGCGTATGCAGCAGGATGGACAGACGGCAAGCTGACCTGGGATGAGGTGTCGCATACCGGGACGAAATATTGGTCCGACAATCCCGTGTGGTGCCTCTACGACCTTTTGACCAATCGGCGCTATGGATTAGGCCAATATTATCCTATCAACCCCGATAAGCTTGGGCTGATGCAGGCACAGTTTTATCTGATGGCTAAGTACTGCGACGAACCGGTCGAATACATCGATTCTACCGGAGCAACTGATGTGGTGAAGTATCGCCCACGGTTTGCGCTGAACATCGTCCTCGACCAGACCAAATCCGCTGCAGAGTGGGTTTCGCAGATCTGCACTTGTATGCGGGCGGTGCCGTTCTATTCGGAGGGCATCTTCTGGATAGACATTGATCGCCCCAAATTACCGACACAGATTTTCAATATGTCGAACATCAAGGACTACTCCCAGGCAGGAACCTCTTACCGACAGATCCCGAACTGCATGGAGGTACAGTACATAAACCCTCTTCAGAACTACGAGATCGATTCCTTCAGACTGGAGTCCAAGGAACTGCAGAACAACCCCCAGCTTGAGGAACGGACCAAGGCTCTGATGCTTGTGGGGGTGACCAACTTCGATCAGGCCAAAGCATTGACGAAGTTCACCCTTCTTGCTGCACAAAACAGGGCGAAAATGGTAACCTTTAAGGCCGGCTCGGATGTAATACGCAGTATGGTTACTGACGTTATAGGTATTCAGCATGATGTGCCCCAAAACGGCTATGGAGGTAAGGTTGTCGCGGTGGAGGAAGATGGCACTGTCACGCTGAGTGAGCCTGTCACGTTTGACTCACTGATGTCGTACTATATCACGCTCAGTGATGCTGCGGCCGTCTCCGAAACCGTTCAGATTTATCCGACCGAATACGGAGTGCCATGCTCAACTATTTCTCCTATTTCGGTAACGTCCAATACTGGGGAACCCTACGTAGCCAATCCTGGCAATAACTACATCATAGGTATCGCCTCCAACAGTGTGGCTTTGTATAGGATAGCGTCCCTGAAACGGGATCAGGATGCTATGTGTGAGGTAACAGCCGTAGATTACTATGAGGATCTCTACACGGCTGCTGATTCCACTAAGGATATGGGTATATTGGTTATCCCCAACTACTCACTTCTCCAGAACCCTCTCCGTAGCTCAGTTACCGGAGTTACGGCATCTCCGAAGATTTACCAGGATTCGACCGGAAGTTGGAAGGTAGGGGTTGACGTGTTTTACGACCCGCCGAAGAACAACAGTTTCTGGAAAGGGGCGATGCTGTACTATGCAAAGTCTGGCACTACGAACTACCAAGTTCTGCCCGAGAATTCCAAAGGTAGTTTTCTCATTCCTGATATAACAGACCCAGGACAATACACCTTTATTGTTACGTCTACGTACACATCCGGCAAACAGACTGTAGACGATGCTTTGAACGATATGCAGCGCCATCCTTGGACTACTGAGTATATAAACATATACCTGCCGAATGATGCCTTCCTGGAGGGTGTCATAGCCCTCGGTATTGAGAACCAAGCAAACGATGGGACATTCTTAGGAAAAGATTGCATTGTTACCTGGAAACGCCCCGCTGCAATCGACGCCATTCTATCGACTTCCGCTGGAGACGAAACTTTGGGAGCGGGAGTAGACTCGGCAGGAGAGTGGTTCAAAGAGTACCAAATTGAAGTGAGGGGCCTCGATGGGACCACGCGAAGAACTTTGCGCCAATTATCGGAACGCTTTGTTTATACCCATGAGATGAACTACGAGGACGGAATCACCCGTAGTTTCACGGTCACGGTCATAGCATATGACCGTCTAGGGAGGTCGTCTGCTCCCAAGACCATCACCTGTAGTAACCCTGCACCTCCCGCAATTTCCTAAAGGAGAAGTAATGATCACCCTGACGCCGTACATAAAGTCCTTTATGGTTGATTTTGCTCCTGCCCAGGATTTGGACTTGGCGGGGTATCGAACCCACGTAGCCCACGAATCGGAACTGGTAAACGGGGATTTCACCCCCACAGCCAACAATTTGGTCAATCACGGTCCAGACACGAACTTCGTAGTCAAAGTTGACCGGGGAGGTGCCTGGTTTGTCAAGATCGGCGCATACGATACATTTGGGGAAGAGGTGTTGAATTATTCAGCTCTTCATTCAGTAGTCGTAGCAACCACAGACCCTTTGGACGTAGTTCCGCCTGAGACTCCGGTACTTGATACGTCTAAGACGGTATCCGACTTAGAAGGTACTGGTGTCTTCCAAACAGCTTATATTCTCTTAGCCTGGACATTAATCCCGGTACCTAACGACTTTTCCAATTACCTCATAAGGCAGAAGAAACATACGGAATCCTCTTGGACGGAGATTCAGCTTGACCAATCCCCCACGTACAAGGCGTCCAATCTCATTCCCGGCGTCAGCTACGATTTTCAAATCTGCGCTGTAGACCAGTGGATTAACGCTTCCTCTTGGAGTGATACATACACGGTGACTGCTCACGCGGATACCGTAGCACCTGTCGTACCTACGAGCCCATCCGTTGTCACTGCTATGCGAACCGTTTTCATCAAATGGGATGCGAATGTAGAAGCAGATCTGGACGAGTATGTGGTGGAGGTAGCAGAAAATCCTACCTTTACGCTCAATAAGCAAACCTTCCATACCGCAAACAACAGCCTGACTTTTAATGGTTCTCAAGGTGTAACCTACTACATCCGGGTGTCAGCTGTGGACTACTCAGGTAACAATTCAGGGCCGAGCGCTACAGTATCTGCGATGCCTGGATTAGTGGTATCTGCAGATATTGATACTAATGCTTTGGAAGCATCCAACCGTTTCACCAATGTTCCGGTAATCAAGGAAGCCTCTTATTCGGTTTGGAGGGCGAACACACCTGCTGGCGGGATCTCTTGGAATTCGCACCATGCCTACTACCAAGGCAAGCAGTTTACCGTGAATGCCGGTAGTACCACCCAACCTTATGTCCAGGGTACGTTCGCTGGTGCGGATGGTAGTACGATCAGCTACACTGGAGTTCCCGATCAAACCGCCAAAAATGACACTACTGCTACGTTTATAATGGCGAAGAACACCAATGGCAACCTGGAGGTCATTTGGAACTCCGAGGCCAACATGGTGATCGGCTCAGCCTATATCATGGACGGGGCGATCACCAATGCAAAGATAACATCTTTGACCGCTGATAAGATAAAGGCCGGCACCTTGGACTGTGGACTTCTGACGATAGAGAACTTGAATTTCTCTGATATCGGAGGCAGTATTTCGTGGGGCGACGGCACAATTACGAATAAGCCCTCTAAGCTTTCGGACCTGGACTCAGCAGCAAGCACTAAGCTTTCCGGCATAGCAGACGGGGCAACTAAAGGGGCGGATTGGGCTACAAACGTAAGTGGTAAACCTATGTCGCTGTCCGAACTTAACTCGACAGACGGCACTACCCTTTCTAATGCGTCTTCCAACGCCAGCAGCGCTGTAAATCAACTGAACACTCTTACTACCAACGGCGGCAAGCTAACCTATATTGACAGCCAGGGGGCCTATCTCGGTACCTTGAACGCCAGCAAAATCACTGCCGGAACTTTTGCAGGAGGTGGTATCGGGTTTAGCACAGGGGCCACCGTAAATTTAGACGGTAACGCTGCGAGGATTACGGTTAATGATGGTACTCGTGACAGGATTTACATTGGTAAGCTAGGCACTGGAGACTATGGGATCGACATTAAAGACGCTTTGGGTTCGTCGGTTGTCAAGGTATCCAATGGTAGTGGGGCCATCCTCCAGAACGCTACGGTCGGCAATCTGGTGGTCAGTGGTCAGGGCATCCTGTGTGGTTCGGGCAACAGCGCCTTCAAGGTGTGGGATGCCGGTTCTGGCAGTGTGAACATGTACCTGGGCGATTACTTGGGGAGCAAAACCAACTACCTGTACTGGAACGGTAGCAAATTGGAAATCGCCGCCAAAGTCGTCATGTCCTCGGACTCGTTGATCCAATGGAGTAATCTTTCTCCTGAGACTCAAACAAATCTTCGAGGCCCTCAAGGAATCCAAGGTCTTCCTGGTGCTACGGGTGCAACTGGCGCTACCGGACCTAAAGGTGACCCGGGAGTTACCCCCGATATGTCCGCCTACATGGATAAAGGTTCATTCATGACCACCATAGGGGCTGACTATGTTTTCACTCAGAAAATAGCCTGCGATAAACTGGTAGGTAATGTCATTACCGGGAAGACATTTCAAACCGCAGACTCAGGGCAGCGATTCGTGGTTGACTATACCACCAACGATGCAAAGTTTTACGATTCATCCGGTACCAAGCGGGTAAAGATAGGGGTCACGACAGGCACAGGTGAGCACGGCTCTAGCTCCGCATATCTGGACATGTACATGCCCACCGACGCAACAGGCATCAGCTGCGTCGGTATGACCTATTCGGACACCGCTATGGCGTACTTCCAGAACGGCGGTTTCAGTATTGGTGGATGGATCTGCTACGGGCCGGGAATTTCTGCGCTCGGTACTTATGGCGTGTATGGGTACGGTGTCTCAGCGGGTATTTACGGCACCGGGTATTATGGTGTGCTTGGTACGAACAAAGGACGCGGCGAGTCACCCAAAAGTACTGCCGCAGGGCAGATAGGAGTTCGGTCGGAGGTTTCCGGTACCGGGGCGGTAGCTTACAAAGCAGTAGCTTCCAACGGAGCCTCTGCCGTTTACTCCACTTTTACCGGCGCTCACGAGATGCTCATTCCGAATACGGAAACTGCAATTATCGGTGATATAGTGTCTGATACGGCGATTTTATTCAAGGAATCCGTCTCAGATGCCTTCGGAACTGTTGAGGTGACTTCGCGCAGCAAAGATAAGACGGTTTTGGGGGTGTTAGCCTGTGAACCTTTCGATCTTGATAAAGTGCCTGAAGACTGGAAGGCGTGGGAAGGTATTGAAGAGCTGCTAAAAGCGCACAAAGTAATATTCGTGAACGCAGTGGGTGAAGGCCAAATCAACGTCTGCAAGGATGGCGGCAACATCTATGCGGGGGATTTGATCTGCTCCTCTACGCGCCCAGGTAAGGGAATGCGCCAAGAGGATGATCTCTTGTTTAGTTACACTGTAGCCAAGGCAAGGGAAGACTGTATCTGGGAAGAAGGAGAAGATGATATCAGGATGATTGCCTGTATTTATCATTGTGGA